ACTTTAGTTAAAACACAAAAGCAAGTTAATGCTGAATCTAAAGCTGGTGTAGCTGTTGGCAAACAATTAGATGCAACAAATAAACAGATAGCAGTTAGCACAGGGCAAGCGGCAACACAGCAAAAAAGTTTTGCTGGTTCGTTACTTCAAGGTGCGCGTAATATAAATGGTTTGCGCCGTGCTGGTATGATGTTGGGTAATGTATTTAAATTGTTAGGAGGTTTAAATCCGTTTGGCTTATTGCTTACTGTATTGCCTTCAGTAATACAAGCTATTAGCGGCGCAACATCTGCACAAAAAACATTTAATGAAGCAGCCGAATCAGCAATAGATAATTATGCTAAAGAAAAAGTAGCCGTTGATGAATTATTTATTTCATTAAGTGATGTTAATGTTAAAGGAGATGAAAGAAGCGCGGTTATTGACCAAATAAATAAGCAATATGGCGATTATTTACCTAACTTATTAACTGAAGCATCAACAGCTGAAGAAATTGCAGCCGCTTATGATTTAGTAAATCAAGCATTGATAAGAAAAGCAGTAACACAAGCTAAAACGCAAGCATTAGAAGAAGAAACTTCTAAATTATTAAAAGGTCAAATGGCTTCTTTAAAAGAAATTGCTTTAAATGAAAAAATTATACAAGAGCAAAAAGACAGAGGCATAAAACCTTCAAAAAATGCATTAGCAAGAATAGAATTAGAAAAACAAAATATTATAACTTATCAAAAGCAATATGAAGAATCATTAAAAGTTATTGAAAAAGCATCTAAAGACCTTGAAAAATCATTAGGTTTAAATGCGAATATAACCCCAAGACCACCAAAACCACCAAAACCACAAAAGCCATTAACCCAAGCAAACAGAAACGCTACTGATGAAAAAGCTAAGCTATTACAAGAAGAATTAACAAATCTTGAAAATGCTTTAAAAATAGAAATTGGTTTAACTGAAGAAGGTACTGAAGCGCGTGCAAGGGCCGAATTAAAATATATAGACGTAATTGAAGCATTTAGAATACAAAATCAAAAAGGTTTTGGCAATACTGAAGCTGAAATTACTTTAATGATGCAAGACAATGCAATTAAACGTAAAAAAATAAACTTAGACTACTTTAATTCTTTAGACGAAAAAGAAAAACAACGCATTGAGAAAATAAAAGAAATGATTGATGCTAATGAAGCGCTTTTAAATATACAAATTCAAGATACACAAGAAGGCAGCCAAGAACGCATTGATGCTGAAATGCAATACTACGATGTATTAAAAGATTTGTATACAAGATATGCTAAAGAATTAGGCATGACCGAAAATCAAATAAATGATTTTGTAAAACAAGGTCTTAAAAAACGTTTTGGTTTATATGAAGATTATTATAATAAGCAGTCAACTAATAATCAAAATAATTTAGAACGCGAACTAAATAACCAGTTAACGTTATTAGAACAAGAACGTAACGTATTATTGCAAGCGGCTACAGGCAATGCCGAAGAACAAGAAAAAATTAACAAAACTTTTGATAAGCGCCGTTTAGAACTTGAAAAAGATACTAACAAAAAAATATTAGATGCAAAAATAACGCTATTGAATCAGCTTAGAGCGTTGGCCGTTTCAACAGGTGATTCTAATTTACTTTCTGATATAGATAAGCAAATATCAGAAATTGAACTTAAATTAGTTGAGTTAGGCAGACTTACTGAAGAAGGCCTTGAACCGCCTGACCCTAAAAAACTTATTGAACAAATAGGTCAAGTAATTACAGGTGTTTCAGATTCTGTTTTTTCAGTTCTTAATGCTCAGGTTCAAGCCTACATTAGTGGTCTTGACAAAGCAATAGATAAAAGCAAATCAGCATTGGATGAAATACGTTCTAATAGTGAAGATTTTAATGCGCGACAATTAGAAATTGAAAAGGAACGTTTAGAAAAGTTGGAAGCTGAACGGGCCCGCGCTATTGAACGTGAAAAAACATTAGCACAGGTACAGATAGCTATTAACGCATCAATTGCAATATCAAAAGCACTAATTGAAGGCGGTGGTTTTGCTTCGGCTATAACAGTTGGTTTAACTATTGCGTCACTTATTGCAGGTTTAGCACAAGCACGTGCAGCTGCTGGTAACGCGTTTTATAAGGGTGTTGAATACTTAGAACGCGGCAACAACAAAGCAGGCCGCGATACAATACCTGCGATGCTAAACGAAGGTGAACGCGTAATTACAACCGATACAAATAATAAGTATTGGGATGTACTTAGCGCCGTACACAATAACAGAATACCAGCGGATGTGTTAAATACATTTTCTAAAGCATATCAGCAGGGCGGCATTAAAAACGCTTTAGGTGCATTTGGCGATAACGTTAGCCTTAGTTCTGAGTTAGGGCAAAAATCTATATTTGTCAACGTGGCCCAAACTTACGGCGGCTTAGAAAACAGATTGGAACGTATCGAAAATGTTTTAACTGAATTGCCTAAATATATGCCGAAAACAACAGTTAGCGCGAATGCCAACGGTATATTTAAAATAGTAGAACAAAGACAGGCGCGTAAAAACTTCTCGCGTAATTGGTCAAAATAACATAATTTTGTATAAACAATTAAACATTATGAAACTATGCCCCTAATTAAATGCTTACCCGGTGATAACAAATGTATTCAAAGAAACATTAGAACTTTAATAGCTGAAGGCAAGCCACAAGAACAGGCGGTTGCCATTGCTTTAAACTTAGTAAAGAAATGAAATATTTACTTATAACTGTTATTGTTTTAGTATCTGTTTTGCTTTATATTACAATTGACAACAGCAACAAGCTACAGAAACAGATACAGAAAAACGAACAGCGAACCCGTGACAGTTTGTCCCAAATATATGCTAAATTTGTGACAAAATCAGATAGCTTGCAAGCGCATATAGATACGATGCAGACTACATTAGACAAACAAATAAAACAGTTTAGATATGACCTATCCAGAATTAAGATTATTAAAGTACCGATTGTTAATTACAATTCTGTTTCTGACACTTTGCTCATTAGCCGCCTCATGTCAGATTACAAAGGTAGATAACGGTTTTTTAATTAGCCGCGACTATGCTGAATATATCGCCGCGCGTTTTGATAGTTTGGATGCCTATAAAATTGCATACGGCGAATGTGTTAATAAAGCCGTTGATTGTGATAGCATATTATATAGTGCTGAATCTGTTATTGCAGCAATGAAAGTACAGCACCAAACACAAAGCGACATGCTATTATTAAAAGATGCTGTAATTAAAAGCTATGAACGTGACGCGATTATTTGCAATGATTATAAAAAGCAATTGAAGAAACAAACACGTCTTAAAAAAGTGTGGAAAATAACAACTTACGCGTTAATATCTGTATCTTTGGGCGCGTTAACATATTCAATACTTAAATGAACGGCTTACTAATATTTTTTGATGGCATACCGCAGGACCTTGACAATTTCAACGGTACTGAATCAGCAAGTTTTGTTTTTCGCCGTAAAGATGAAGCGGGAGATTCTGCGTTTTCATTTGCCCCTGAATTAACAGTTGTTGGTGATACCTACGAATATGTCAGACAACAAATAATAAACGCGCCTAATCCAAATATTGCAGCCATTGAAGTATTGATTTATGATACATGCTGTTTAAATTCTGATGGTAGTGATAGGTTATTATTTACTGGCAAAATTGAAGGTGGTTCTGTACGTTGGTGTACCTTTCCGACATGTGAAGCGCAAGTTACCGTAGTAGATAATAGTGTAGATGCTTTAGCTATTCGGTGTTTGAAAAATAATTTTCCTTGGGAAACGGGTCGAAATCATAGAGGAATAGACGAATTTAGACGCGCGCCTTGGATGTACTACTGCAATGACTTAAAACCAAGTGCAACACAAGAAGCAATAATGATTGTAGGTATATTTGTTTTTGTAGTAGCAGGACCTATTTTATTATTTTTTCAATTAGGTAATATTATTGCAGGCAATGGTCAAAATATATTTGACCAATTATCTAACTTTATTGTAGGATGTAATAAGAAACATATATCACCATATTTAGATAGTCAATTTAGAAACCTATGTAAAATTTGCGGCTTAGGCTATCAAAGTAGTTTATTTGATGTGGGCGGTTATTATCATAATACCGTTAGAATTGATATGTCATTTAGACCATGGTCAGGTACATCTTCAAGATTTTCAGCAATTGATGATAATTCACCAAACTTAAACGGCATACAGTTTTTAGATGAACTAAAACAATTTAATATAGATTGGCGTGTTGTAAATGGTGTTTTACAGATTGAACGCAAAGATTATTTTGCA